TCTGACCCATCGCGGCAGGAGCAGTACCAATGCGCCCAATCTGGGCGTTCTGCTGCTGTGTCATCTGGAACTGATATTGCTGGACGTACTTCTGGAAGCGGGCTTGGAACGCTTGGTCGTTTTGCAGCCGCTGCATAACATCCGGCTGCTGCGTGTACGACTGGATCACTTGAAGAGCGATTTGCGCTCCGTTCGGACGCGCACCAACTTCAATGCCTGCGTAGATTTTAGAGAGGTCGTCCGTGACTTGCTTCGTGATTTGGTCTTGGGCTTGACCAGCGGGTCGAAGGATGGCGTCTGCGACGACAGGATTAATTGACGCAGCCCCCAGCTCCAGAAGCATATCGACATCCATACGACCGTTGCGGTCGAGTTGCAGAAGATTCGCAAACTGCGCCAACTGCGCTTCAACACTTTCGGGATCATTTTGAAGAACGTCATAATTGATGATGATGTCGAAGTTCTCGTTCGGGTCGCCCTTGTTAAAACGCTGCGGGTCCGAGACACCTGTAACGCGGAAGAACACTTCGTCTGGGCCAAAACGCTGGAAGCACTTGTAAGCAAGACGCAATACATCACGAACATGATTGAGGAACTTGTCTACAAAGTATTGCTGCTGAACGCCAGAGAGCGGATTGCCAACATCAAGGCCAAGGATCTTGTCGGCCTGCGCAAGCATCGTTTGCTCCATCTCAACGCTGCCGGGATTGTACGGAGGCGTAGGACCAAACTGGAACTCGCCAGCGCGGCGATACGGGACGTAGCGACCCGGACCCCAATCGGACGGGGCGTTGCCCACAGGGTGCATGATGGGCGGCATGGTGGCTAGGCTGTTGCGATCAACGCGGCTATCGCGCTCCGTCTTCACCTGCCATTGGATGCCCTTAAGCAGCTCCGGCACCGACTGAATATCGTAGAGACGCTTGTTGTCTTCAGACAGCTTAGTGACAACGAAGGGGTAGTCCTCGTAGCCATTCATCAACTCAAACTTAGCGAAGTCAGGGGTTTCCTGCTTGCCATACACCTCACGATGGAACACCGTGCAGTAGATCCCCTCCGAGTTGTCCTCTTCGTCGATCAGTCGCTGATAGCCATAGATGACCTCATACAACTCCGACGCATCGTACGTCACGGTGGTGTAAGTGAACTGATTGCGGCGTTCCAACCGGAGGGGGTCTCCCGCCTCCTTGCAGTTCTCGATGACGTACTCCACCCAGTCGGCATCCCAACCCTCGGAGCTAATCTTGTTACGAAGCTCCTGAGCCGTCATCAAACAACGCCAGAAACAATACGGCGCACGCTGCGGATCCGTAGCATAGGCCGGGAACAAAACATCGCCATCAGGAGCCACCACCTGTACCCAAGGACGGTCAACGCTGCGGCGGACAATTGGGAATTCGGCGCGGCCTGTCTTGCGCAAGTCGTTGAGGATGCGCTTAGCCTTCTTCTCGGGAATGTTGTTAAACTGCTGCTGGAGAAGCGCAATCATCTGCGAGTCGTTCTCTTTCTCCAGAATCATCCGCACGATGTCGGGGCTAACCGCCATCAACTGATCGAGCGTTAGCGTCTGCTTAAACGTACGGTCCTCGCGCTGCCAACCAACGTAAGTAACGCACAGCCCGCGCTCCAACAGATAGTTGGCACCCAGTTCCATCTGCCGCTTAAAGCCGGGGATGTAAGACGCCACCATCCACTTGAGGAACGCACTCACCGTGCGGGCGCGATTGAGGTCGCCCATCTCCACCGGATAGGCGCGGATGTTGGCTCGCGTAAGAGCGGCCATGAAGATAGCAACGTAGCGATTGACGCGCTCATTGATGACGTGTGCCTCGTTGTCAGCAGCACCATCCCACGGAAACGCATCAGGCCCATGCTTACGAAGATCGTCCGACTTCCCCGGCCAGATGTTGCGGCGATAGTCATAGCTGTCGCGGCATTGGTCAAAGTAGAACTCCAAATCGTTCGCCGTGCGGTCGAACGCATCGACAAGTGCTTTGACGTTCGGGGTATTCTGAACGTAGGTCAGGGCTTCGGCGTTATCTTCGTTAATCATTTCAGAATGGATCTAAGGTGAGTTACAATCCGCTTAGCCGCATTACGGTCTAGTCCGGTTTTGTCGGAGAGGGCAGTTGGTTCGATTGGTTGATACTGGGCGTGTAGGGTTCGATGCAATATCTCAAACCCAAGCAGACGATCCACTTGTTCACTTAGCCACTCTTTGTTTGATGTTGGGTCATCCTCGGAGTTCTGCATGACGGTAAGTAGTTGATCCGCTTGCGTCTGTGATTGCATCAATGACGATGCGCTTGCCAATAAGTTTACCACGGTATTTCCGCCCAATCTTCACCGGGATCTTCCCGTCCTTATGCTCTAGCTTCACCATCACCCAGTCGGGGTTACGCGCCGGATGCAACACCACACCGTTCAGCTTGTTAGGCACAGCCAGCGGCACTTCTAGCGCAAGCTCTACCTCGGCCACACCCTCGGGGGTAAAGTAGGTGTTCTTGCCATAGCCCGTGTAGTGCTGGCCCTTGGTCAGCTTCGTGTTCTTAATAGCCAACAAATCGTTGACGGTCTTGCCCAGCTTGTCGGCCAAAGCAATGATGGGGGTATTGATAGGTTCCATTAGTATCCTCCTGTAGTTCTTCGAGACTTGTTAAATGCTTTATCGTCAACGTAGCGGATGCCATCAATTGCCGCATACCGCAGCACGTCGATAGGATCTTTGTGTGCCTCATCTGGGCCACCATCCGCCGTGTACTCCTGTAGCGCGGCAATGATGTTTTGGCACCGATCAGAAATGTAGAAGTGTGGGCGGTTGACGCTATCCATGGGCACCCTGCGATTGTAGGCCATCTTGGTCTGCAACGCCTGTAGCCCGTCCTCAATGTCCAAGCCGGGAGCCGGGACAAAGGTAAGCCCAGCATCAGCCAGATCCTCTATGATGGACGAAGCCCCATTCTGCGTCTGGTACTTGGCCGCACCAAGCCGAGGGTCAATCAGCCGCTCAAAGATGGTTTCCCCTTCTTCCATATTGCCGATAAGCTCCACATAGTCCCTGATGCCATAACCCAACCCCTTGGACCCTTCTCCACCAATCCACTTGCCGCCATGCCATTTAGCCCAATCTCCCACGTTTACATCGGGCCATTCTCTATAGACCCAAAACGTTCCGGCCTCATCAACGCCGATCCAAGCCATGAACCAGTTCTTTCGACCTGCGGGGTCAAGGATCATGTAGCGTGTGAGTCCCTTGGTGGGAATGGACTCATGCTTAACGACGTTCACCTCTACCGAGAAGTTGGGGAACTGAGTACTCTTGCTCTTCGTCGGAACACCGTAGGCACGGCATAGAATCTCGTCCTCTGGACGGTTCTTCAGATCCTCGGCAATACGCTCGTACCCGCCAAAGGGATTGTCGCGGGAATGGAAGTAGATGATGCCCGCATTCCGGTTCTTGCTCTCCTGTAGAAATGGAACCTTCCGATTGTTAAGTAGCTCAGCGTTCTTCCACGCTAGCGTCTTGGCACCCTCCAGATAGTCACGGACCACTTCCGTATACCCATCAATAGGGGTAAACGTCACAATCATCTTGGCGTTGCGCGTAGCCAGACGGAACCTCAGCGTAGCCAGAAGCTCAGGGCCAATTAGATACTCATCGCACCACGCACCAACATTGATCCACTTCCAGATACGGCTACCCAGTTCCGCACCCTCAAGAATGGTGTCGTTATTTAAGAACTGGGAGTAGGTCTTGAAGATGATGTGGCTCTTGCTCCCCGGCAGGATGAGGCTCGACTTGCTAAAGCCATTCTTTCGCGTGTAGGAGACATTCTCCTCAGTACCAAGAGTTTTGCGCTTAAGCTCCTCGGGAAGCGCATCGTAGATCGCGGACTGCTGCTGTCTGATGGAAACGTCAGCATTTTGGGCGAAGCACATTATAACGGACCCCTCGTTCTCAATCGCTGCCTTTACCACCGCATGAGCAGCCCAACTCGTTTTAGACGAACGATTTCCGCCGCTAACAAGAATCTCATTCTTCTTAGCCAGTAGATCCTCCGCCTCCATCCAATTGGCTAGCTTAAAGCCATACCGATAGGGATCACGCTCAGCGTTCTCAATAGCCTCATGAAATAGCTCCCACAGTTGGACCAACTGCTTAGGGTCCATCCGCGCCATCTCCTCAATCGTAGGAGGCGTCAGTATTGGATGTTGTTTCCAGACTAGGGACATATACCACCTTAACCCTGATCTCGCAACTCCACCACGCTATCGTCCCCTCCTTCGTCATCGTCGCCGTCCACTTCAATGACGGACTCCACTCGCTCAACAGGGGTCGTGAGTATTGCAATGGTGTCATTCCGTAAAGCCGCCCTAGCCTCCTCAATAGCCTTCATAGCGTCAGCAAGCGACGGCTTCCCCGTCCTATGCTCCACCACCACCTTCTGCTCCCCAAGAGCCTGCAAGCCCTTGTCCACACTAATGCCATAGCTTAGCGTTAAGTCCTTAAGCGGCGTCTTCATCAACGCCTCATCATCCTCCATCAACATCTCCGTCTTCTTCGCCACCAACGCCCGCATCCTCTCCGCCATCTCAAAGCCATCTAACGCAAGCTCCTTGCGCCTTACATCCAAAGCCCGCTCATGCCGCGCCCTCAAAGCAGACAATGCCACAAACCCTATACCCGTAGTAGACATCACCTTCGCATACGTCTCCCCATTAGCCAGCATATCCAACGCTAACGCTGCCTCCTTAGGCTTCCTCTTCTCTATGTAACGGTGGTTGAGGTTGGCTTGCGCCTCCCCCACACTCTCCACAATAGCCTTAGATTTCCTCCCCATGCAAATGTTCTACAGGTAGTGCTAAGTAGTCGTCAACACCTATTTGCAAATTTTTTAAAATCCAACCATCCCTAAGTGAGACATTCTGTCACACCTTGTCTACCCACCACATTGCACCTACTCCCACCACTTGCTCAGTACGGTGGCCCCCATTTGCAAATTTTTTAAAGTGGCTTGTTGACCTATCGAGATACAGACGGGACACACACACACGACCCCCTCCCCCCCCTATTGCATATGGGTGGATATTGCAAGTGTTGGAGTGGAGCAAGAGACAGGCAAGGCAAGCAACACACTAATGCAATAGCGTTGCAACGCAAACAATCCACATTCGCGCACGCCTCGCGTTTGAAAGATGGTTGCCTATGGGGAGGGAAAGGATTGCACGGTGCCGGAAGCTGTGGCTTGCCTATGGGGGGCAGCGTGGAATGTTCCACGTGGAACAATGCCTTCCTTGTGGGTTAGGTGACCACTAGGTTTCCCTGTCCTTCCTGTCTCTCTCTCCTGTCTCTACTAAGGGGAGCCTTTGGTTGCGCGGATTTAGGTTGCGCGGATTGAGCCGAAAAAAGTTTTCGAATGTTGTTGAGTCGTTCACAAAAGTGTGCATTCTCCTCTGCAGCTGAGGCAGAAAGCCAAAGCGAAACATAAACCAGAAAGACATGAAAAGCACCATCATAACCCTAGGCGACATCCGAGATGAAAAGGCCATCGCTGACTCGGTAGCCGCATACCGAGAAGCTACGCGAGCCCGACTCGCTGCCGAGAGCAAGTTTGTTGTTGATCAACTTCTCGCCAAGTACCCGCAAATTGGGGTATTAAGCAGCGGAAAGTTTTATACCTGCCACGGTGGCCCGAACAAAGACCAGTATGTCGAAAGCTATTTCCCGGGCCGAGTACTTGACGCCATTGGGGCCTGAGGCTTCACCCAACCCTTGCAAGCGCGAGAGTTGGCTTGAATCCTTAGGATTCACTAACGCAAACCAACAACAAAAAGAAAGGACACACAAATGAAAACCACCGTCAACTTCAACGACTTCCAAGACGCTTTCCGCCGCATGGACCGCGCAAACCAGTTCTCCCGTGCCGGACTCTCTGCCCTCTTCGACTATTTGGAAGAGTTGGAGCGAGACACCGGAGACGAGTACGAATTGGACGTCATTGGCCTATGTTGTGACTTCATGGAATTTGACACCGCAGAAGATGCGGCCAAGGAGTACGGCTGGACCCCAGAGGACGGGGAAAACCCTCTGGAGTGGCTACAGGAGCAAACCTCTGTCATCGAGATTCACGGCTACCCGCAAGTTATTGTCCAGAGTTTCTAGGCTATCACTTAGCCCAACCCCTTGCCCTGCTCGCCTTAGTTGGCGGCGGGGTTTTGGTTATGGGGTTTTAACCTATCGAAACGGGCTTGGCCCGTCGTCCGGATTGGCAAGCCGGGCCTGATGAGATTGCCAAAAACCCAAAAACAAAGAAACACAATGAAACCAGAACTGATTGACGCAATGAAAACCCTTTTGCAATGCCGCGACTTTTGCGGCAATGAAAGGGAGGCCTTGTCGGAATGGGAAAGTGAAAATCGCCGTTTGACGGCGGAAGAGCGAGCCGAGGTCCGAAACGCCCTGAACGCTGAATGGCGCAACTGGCAATCGAAGGCGGGGGTTTGCAAATGAAAACGATTGCCTTAGTTCCTCCCTTCGCCGTGTCCATGATGACGGGCGTTACCTTCGCTCAGTTCACGGGAAACCATTGCACCCTGAGATATTCTGACGGCACGACTGAAACGGCGCGAATCACCGCAGAAATGCGGCAACGGGTCCGCGCATATCACCGTTACCAATCGGAAAATGGACCGGAAGCCGAAGAGCCGTCATTTTTTGACATTGTTTCACAAGTGCAGGAGGCGCGGGTTGCCTAATGAAAGCAAAACTTCTATTCTTCGCCCTCGCATCCCTCGCAACGGCTAACGCTGCACCGCCGGAAGCCTTTTGGCGGGCTTTGCATCACGTCGAAACGTCGGGCAGGCTTGGACCCATTAAAGGCGACAATGGGGCTGCGCTTGGACCGTTGCAAATCCATCGCGCTTACTGGCAGGACTCCGGAGTACCGGGGCAATATTCCGATTGCGCGGATTTAGCTTACTCCCGGCGCGTCGTCACCGCCTATTTGCGCCGCTATGCCCGCAACGCATGGGAGCGGGGCGACGTTGCGACGTTGGCGCGGATTCACAATGGCGGGCCTATGGGGCATAAGAAACGTGCCACCCTATCCTATTCCCGCAAAGTAGTTAATGCAATGAAGTAACACAATGAAAAACGAAAAATGGGTTGAGGCTTGGCGAATGGTTCGTTCCGGGGCTTGCTTTTGGGCTAGTCGATGGACGCCGGATATCGTGCTAATGGCCAACGAGGCCCTAATAAAGCGGAGAACGTGGGAGGGCGAGCCTTCGCCCTTGGCTGACCGCCTCTCCTCTTTTAAGGCAAGGAAACACAATGGAAAAGCCTGAGCAGAAAAAAGAGCCGTGCATTGTGTGCGGCAAGCCCGTTCAATGGACCCGAAAAGAAGGGCCAATTGGCGGATACACCGTGGGGCATTGGCGACCCGTCAAGGGAGGTGATCCATGGCCCTACGTTGACCCCGATTCGCGGGATTTGATTCACGCTGAATGTCTTTCGCAACTCGATGACAGTAAATACTTTTTACCCTACGCATAAAAAATGAATAACACAATATCGTCAGCGGTTCGTTTCTGGGAGAAGATGCAGGAGCGCGTGAGAAAGATGGAAGAAGAAGAGGCCAAGCTAATGGCTTCCGCCGACAAGAAGACACGCGCCCCGATTCACACGAAAACACGGGTCAGCTCCGGTTTCGGAAAAGGAATGGTTCGCCGCGACAAGTGGAAAGAGGGTATGCCGCGAATCACTCAGGCGGCGTGTGAAGTGGTTCACGAATACGCGCAAGCCCGTGCCGCTGCTCAAGGCCAATACGTCGGGCGGAAATGGTACTCGGACAGGGCCGGGATTTCAACGGCAACACTCAATCGCTGCGCGAATGAAATGATGCGGGGCGAAATTTTCCTTGACCCTACGGATGGCCTTTGGAAAGTTGCGACTCGTCAGAACGAACAGGAAACGAGAACTGCCGCCGCTTTTGGCGAGAGCGATAAAAGCCCGCACGGTGCTTCCGCTCAAGTAGCCCTCGCGTGAGGGTTTAGGTAGCCACCGTGCAACACAAAGAAAGACAATGAAGCCATTAAGTTTTGAGAACGACGCCGACACGGCGCGGGGATGTGTGGATGAGTTGATTGGCTGGGCGCGTTTGCCGGTCAATAATGAGGCGACAACTGGCCTTGAGGACTGCCGGGGAGAACTCTTCCTTTGCATTGATCGACTGGAAGAGGAAATCCGTCGTCTGCGTAGCCAGATCGAAGATGTTACGGACTTTCGCCGCGACGATCCGCACCCATGAAAGGACTTTGGATTCCCAGCGAGTTAATGCAGCGGGATGACCTTTCCCACGCGGAAAGACTGGTCGCTGCTTTCATCCTCTCGTTCAAACGTGGCTTTGTCGGCGGCAACGCCTATATCGCCACTTGTTTGAATCTTGAGAAGCGAACTGTGGACCGTGTTATTGCAAGCCTTGGCAACAAGGGTGTCGTCGGATGGATTGGCAATGCGCGTTTTTGCGTGCCAAATCCTACCCAATAACGGGTACACATAGATACATATACTTAAACAATCCCCTATATCCCCTTTACGGATAACTTTTGTCAGTCAACTACAACAACAAATGAACAACATCCTAGCGGCCCAACCGGGCGAATACGTCAAGGGCAACATCGTTGCCAATGTCTCGGGGGCAAAAGCCCTCACTAGCAAGTCGGGAAAGACCTTTTGGAAGGCTACGCTTTCCGAGGGTGGTTTGACGGTGGACGTAACGTCCTTTTCTAAGACTTTTGAGCACGTTAACGGCCAAAGGGTCCAGTTTTCTGGCCCCGGCATCAAGCGGGGAGACGATTATCGCGGCGGAATCCAGCTTATTTTCGGGGATAAGGTCGTTTTTAAGCCCGTAGGCGAGGCTACCCAAGCCCAGCCTGCCCCTGCGGCTGAAGAACCCCGTAAAATCGAAGCAAAGGCCGTTTCTGGGCCTTCCCGCATTGAGGGCGTAACCGTTGGGATGGCCGTGAACAAGGCCGTGGACATCCTAGTGGCGCGAAATGAGCACATCGGAGCAGATGATGTATGGCAGACCGCATCCATGCTTATCCGTGTTGCACAGAAGTTGCAAGAAGGATATTTGGCTCCTGTGATGGCAACGAATGAGGTTCCGTCCGAAGAAGTGCCGTTCTAATGCACGCCTACACACGGGATGGCACAGCCGTCCACTATCAGCAGACCAAGCCGGGGGCCAAGAACCCAACTAGGCCCACCAACCTCAAGGATATCCGTGAGCAGCGGCTTTTCCCGAGCGTAACGGAGTACACCAAGATGCTTTCGGCTCCCGGCCTAGAGGAGTACAAGGTGTACCAAACTATCCAAGCCTGCTACAACAACCCACCGTTCGCCAGCGAGGAGTTGCAAGCCTATCGAGGCCGCATCACCGAGCTTGCAGGGGAAGATGCAGCAGGAGCGGCTGACCTTGGTACCCTGATCCACGCCAGTCTTGAGCAGTACTACACCGACCACGACTCATGGGACGGGACCGCTACGTTCTCCATGCCTGACGGCAAAGCCGTGCCGTGCCGGGAATTTGTCCTTCCCGCCGTCCATAAGATTGAGAAACTTGGCATCACTCCGCTCTACCATGAGCTGAGAGTTGTCAACGGCTTTGAGGGCTACGCTGGGACGTGCGACCTTATGGGCAAATATGGCGACGGGTTGGCCATTGTGGACTTTAAGTCCAAACGGACCAAGCCAGACGTTGCCGTTGAGCCGATTGAAACACATCCCGTGCAGATCGCGGCCTATTGCTACGCTCAAGATTTATGGGATGGCGATCTCGACATCCTCTTTGGGCGTGGAGTTATGGGCGTGAACATTTACATCTCCACCACCGAAGTGGGGCGTGTTGATGCCGTCGTCTATGACAATGACACGATTAGTCGCAGTTTCTCAGTATTCCTAAAATTGCTCGCCTTGTGGCGGTGGCGGCACTTCGATCCTCGCCTTAGTTAACCCCAACGTGGGGCGCGTATACGTCATCACGCGCAATCAAAAACATGAAAACAGAAATACCGAATGAGACACGTTATACCCATGATTTTCCGTCGCACTACCGGAAAGTCATCCACGAACTAGAGACGGAGGTGGCCCAGCTTCGCGCAGCCATAGGCCAAGTGGCAGACACCTACCTCGACGACAACGATTGCCCCGCTGCGTTTCGCATGAGGAGCATTGCTCGCGGGTTCTTCAAGTCCTTCAAGCAAGAAGAAGAGGAGGGTCAGCTATGAGTGCTCCAGCAACGCGATGGGAAGATGTGTATGCGACACAGACTGCACGCATTACCGAGCTTGAACGCGAAAACGTCGCACTGCGGGAGGCGTTGGAAATTAGCGATGACTACATAAATCAAATGTTGCACGGAGACATAGAACTTACGCACGGACAACTTGAGGCATGGAGAAAAGTGATTTATCGCTTGCGAACCAAGGAGGCCAAGCCATGATTGGATTATTGCTTGGGTGTCTTTGCGTAGCCTACGGTGGCTGGCTCGCTAATAATTGTTTCATGGAGTTCAGAATCAGGCTCCGCCCCATCTGGTTTTATCTGGTAGACGGACTGTTGGCTATAGCTTGGATTGGGCTGGGCATTGTCATCATCATCGCTGCCAAGGAGGCCCAGCTATGAGCGACACACCGAGAACTGACGCGGCGGTATTCGCGGTTGATGTGGCGTTCACCAGCCACGACGGCCTAGCTTCGGAGCCTAAGAATGTGGTCGAACCTGACTTCGCCCGCGAATTGGAACGCGAGAACGCCGCGCTGCGCAGTCTCATCGACGACCCGAACGCGATGCACTCTCACTATCTGAGGGAGTGCAACGGCTGGGAAGTGTGGCAAGCAGAGCGGATACGACGGTTTCAGGACGCGAGCGAACAACTCGAACAACTCGAACGCGAAAACGCCGCGCTGCGGCAAGAGCTAGAAGACGTAAATCGTGTCCGCAACTCTATTGAAGGTGCACTCGCCGACGCTTATGACGAGGCAGAGGCAGATTGGATGAGTAAGTCTCATCTGGCTGACGCAGCCGAAGAGGTGATGAACGCGTATATCAATGTTCTTCGCGCTAAAACTGGTCACCCATGCCCAGAAAACTTGGTGATCTGCCGAGATCTTCGCGCCGCCATCGACGCCGCTCGCAAGGAGGCTCAGCTATGAAGCACCCCGACTTAGCTAAGTACATTCAGGAGAACCCTGAACAAGCGGCGATTCGCATAGTTAACTTAGAGCGAGAGGTAGCCTTTCTCCGAAAGGACGTGTATTTCCGTGCGCCGAGCGCAGTTAACAGCGATGACGGGCTAACGTGGAGAGACGCATATCGTGAGTTGGAGGGTGAAAACACCGCACTCAAAATTCAGCGCAACCGTTACAAGGGTGCGCTAGAAGACATTGCTGAGGCGACAAGCCTCTGGTCTAAATCATGGGAAGAAAGCGGGACTGAAAAAGCTCTTAATAGGGAGAGCACATGACATGGACATTCTCACACCTCGCGGCCAACAATACGTTGAGCACGAGAAGCGTGTGATTGAAAGGATGCGTTCGTACTTCACGGACTGCGCCATTTACCACACGCCAATCAACGCTCCCGCCTCACTCGACATCATCGTCACCCGCAACGGCAGGCTAGTTGCCGTCGCTGAAATCAAGTGCCGCAACAACTCGATTGATGAGTTCAACCGCTTTGGTTCACTCATTCTGACGTGGACTAAAGTTGAGGCACTCGTTGACGTAGCCACGGCTCTTTACGTCCCCGGCTTCGTTGTCCTGTACAGCATCCCCGACGACGAGGTGCTCATTGCTAACGCCGTCTATCGAGACGGCACCATTGCTCCGGGGATTGTTAAGGAACACACCGTCACTCAGCGGACGTGCAACGGTGGAGAAGTTACGCGGCTCAACGGCTATCTGCCGATTGATATGTTTCGCTTTTTTGAACCAAACTTATTTTAGAAAAACAGAATGAATTACGAACAAGTGTTTCTCGGCTCCTGTATGTTGGAGCCAACGCTCATCGACCATGCCATTGGCAGCGGGCTGAAGGCGGATGCGTTCACGTCTGACGACCGCAAGCGTATCTGGCTGCAACTGCTCGACTCGCGCACGAATAGCAAGCTGACGGATATGCAGTCGATCTTCTTGGAGATGGGAACCGACTGCCCTGCCGACGAACTACTCGCGTGCGAAGCCTCAGCCCCCACCCAGACTCACGGAAAGAAAGCCCTGAGCCGTGTGCTTGAGGCTGGGATCATCGCCCAGCTACGGCCTGCCCTCAACGATGCCCTGTCCCTGATTGACGACGGCAAGCCCTACAAGGACATCAAGGAGACCGTTGAAGCTCTGGCAGAGCACCTCAAGCCCGAGGAACGCACGGAGGTGAGCCTGCCTGAAACTGTAGAAGAAGCCATGGCGTGGATCACCGGACAGGTGACGGGAAATACCGCCGATGAAAAGGTGGTGGTAACTGGCCTGCGCCGCTTTGACGAAGGCGCTGGCAGCATCGGGATGCACGAGTACGTCATCGTAGGAGCGCGGACCTCGACAGGTAAGTCCTCCTTCATGTCACAGATTGCCTGCCACAACTTGTATCGTGGCCTGAGGGTGGCCTACTTCACCTTAGAGACATCAGCCAAGGCAGTAGTTCTCCAGATGGCAGCGCAGCGTGCAGGGGTTAACCTCCGCCACCTACGGCAGGAGTTTACGTCCAAGCAAGACGACTTAAAAAACGAGGTGGCAAGGCTCAGGGAGAAGCCCCTGCTTGTCTTTGAGCGCGACTTGTCCTTGGAGCAGATTGAAGCCCGCTGCCGCCTCATCGCGGCAACGTGGAAGCCCGACCTAGTGCTCATCGACTACCTCGGCCTCATCAAGGTGAACGCAGACGGTGCCTATGAGCGGATGACTAAGCTCTCCAAGGCTATGATCCCGCTCAAGAAAGCTCTCGGCTGCACTCTCATCGTCGCTGCCCAACTCAACCGTGGCAACGAGCGTGAGGACCGCCCGCCGGGGCGCACCGACTTCCGCGACACGGGCTCCATTGAGGAGGATGCCCACCGTGTGCTTGCCCTGCACCGTCCTAGTAAGGATGACTCGGGCCAGCTACAGGGCTACGAC